GTGATTTACGATAAGTCTCATAATCATCATGTAAATCAACCTCTTTGATTCTGTGAGAGGTTGGAGTATGTAGTTGTAGTTCAACCTTTACGCCATCTTTGCTAAGTTTGATATTAGTGCCATCATAGGGGTCACCTTGTTGCCAAAAGTTTTTGACTGATTCAACTTTCCAACCTGTTTTCTCAAGCGCACCAATAGTTTTTTCTACGCCATCTGCGTATTCAGCATCATCGATATTGAGTGTGTATCGAACAGCGTCAGAGATTGCGTTCGCCGCTTTCTCTCTATCTCCGCCATGGTCTTTCTCAGCATCGGCATCAATCTTGCGAGCAAGTGAATCTGTGGACTTCAATCTTTGTTCAAGAGAACTCTTGCCATCAATTTCAGGGAAATCAGCACCGATAGTTTTAGCAATACCTTCCATTAGAGAAGTGACTGCGGGTTCTACTGCCTTTGCGTCTCTTCTTAGTCGCTCTGCTTGCTTGACGGCATCGGGACTTCTTTCGGCTGTTGGTTTGACATCATCTGCCATACGGGGACGACCACTCGAACCCTTATCTTCTCCACTACTACCTCTAGTAGCCCACAATCCATGGTCTTTTTGGTCATGGTCAGGACCGCCTTCGTGTTTTTCAACTTGATTTTCATATCTCTCCACCATTGATTCAGCCCATGCGAATCCAGCATCTCCACCCCAAGCATCCCAAGCAACTCGACCAGCGCTAGGGAATCCTTCTTCGCCTCTATTGAATCCTCTTGCTCTTTTATCTACTTCGTGGCGTGAGAAAAATGATTTCATTCTTTTGAGAGTTTGAATTGATACCGCTTCACCTCTTGCTAATTGACCAGCACGAACTCTTCCAATTGAGGTGAAACCTTGACCCGCAAAACCATCGCCAATCCATTCAATCGCTCGTTGCGCCGCGGCGCGTACTGCTTTTGGCGGAGTGTAAGTATCGTCGGCTTTTGAAAACGCATGAATCTGACGAAGCCGTGATTCGGCTTCTTCTTTGGAATCGTAACTTCCAAAACTTCTAGTTCCCTCTTCGTTGTAAACGACCCACTTTCCATCCTCTTCTTGGATTCGTTTTTCGACAGGTTCTACTCGCATCTGATAGCCATTGACAGTTAGGAAGGTTTTGATATTGCCAGCGGTATCGCCTGTCGCCTTGATGACTTCAAGAACAGTTTCGGCTGGTAATCCTCCGATGCTAGTTAGGTCTACATTGTCGATTGAATCAATCAGAATTTCGTACTTATCCCAATCATCTTTAGGACGCTCCATCTTGCGACGAGCCATCTCATTGAGAATTGTGTGGTGAACCTCGATAGTCGCGGGGGTTGCTTGCGACTTGTGGACACGCTCATGTAGCGCATTGAGTTTCTCAGCGCTTAGGTGAATCAGTTTAGGAGCAATATCCGCCATGTTCTAAGGATAGCGGATGTTATTCTGACTGCGGTTTATTTCCTTGAAGGATGGTTTGTATTTCAGCCATAATCTTAGATTCATCTTCATCGGAAGCACCAGTATCGGAAGTAAATTTTACAGTTTCTTCCCATTTTGAATAAGCCTCTTGAATGGCTTTTATTTTCTCTCGTCTAGTTGGCATAGTCTAATTATACCCCAGTTTATTTGTTTCCGCCACTAGGCGCTGGTTTTTCTCTTGGCGTACCATCATAAATCAATCCATCTCCATCATGGTCAATCGGACCTTCAAGAATTCTCATGCCTTCAGCGGTCAATGCTTTAGAGTATTTGAAATTTTGACCGTACATCAAATTTTTACCTGCCCAATCTTTGTCCCCATCTTTATATCCAATGTTTGCGAAGTCTGCGGGTAGTGGAAATCCATCTTCTTTCATGGATTTCATTGATTTGTATTCGACTCGCATAGATAAATCACCTTCAGGTGTTGCTTTATATCCGTCAAAGGCTCTAGCCATGATTGAATCAAACTCTGCTCTTTCAGGTGAATTTCTTTCAAAACGATTACCCGCACTCTCAATCAATGTATGTAATGCCGATTCAGCGTGGTCAGGTGAACGCCAATCGTATCCTGCTCGCGCCCAATGGCGAGCGCCATCTTCAAGACCAGTTGAAACAACAATGCCATCTAAACCTTGAGCGACATACCATGCTTCGCTTCTTTGGATAAATTCTTTTCCAAATCCTGTTCCTCGATTTTCGTCAGCCCAAATGTTTAGTAAATCATGTTCGACTAACAAAGCACCATTTTTTTCAAAAAAAGTTCTTTGAAATTCGCCAATAGCGTCACCATTTTCGTCAAGAATATCTCCCATAACTCGAATACCGTCACCAACATCATCACCATATCCAACTCTACTAGAAAATGTTCTTTCGTTTCCGTTTTGGTCTACTCCACTATGTTCAATATCAAAAACCTCAGATAATGACATAGTAATTTCTTCGGGGCTTGGGCGTTCATCGCCTCGTTCATCTCTAATTTGGGACTCTAAATCATCACGATTATTTTCAATATAATCATCAATCAATTCATTTTCTACACGCTCATAGATTTCATTTTTTTCTTGTTCGGTGTACTCATGATTTGGAAATTCGTTTTGAAGTGCTTCTAATCTGTTTGCGACTTCTGTATCAATATCCTCCGTGATTGCTTGATATAAAGGTCCTGTATTTCTAACCAACATATCAATTTCTTCAGTTGTGACTTCTGAAGGTTTCAAAGCATTTCTAATCTCATCGGCAGAAGGACCGACGCCTTTCATTGACTCAATTCGCTCGGCTTGTTCGGCTGAATATCCACGCGCCCAAAGTCCATGGTCTTTTTGGTCATGGTCAGGACCACCTTCATGTTTGAGAACGGGTTTCAACCCGAAGTCAAAATAGATTACTTTGGTTCTTCTTCGACCTTCATCCCAGTCATTTTCTCCCAAAGTTCCTTTGCGTAAGCGTCTTTCTCCTCTTCGGTCATTCCCGAGGTATCTTTCATTTGTATCATCTTGACTTGCTTTTTTGATTCCACCTGTACCTCCAGTATCTATTTCTTTTTGGTTTACGACATCCCATATTTTGAGTTGGTCGTTACTTCTTCCAAGGCTTACTGCCTCGTCCCTATCCATGATGTTTTGGGATACATCGAGGAATACTTTACCCTCATGTTCCCAAGTTCCCAAATAGTTTCTACCCGTGGCTAAATCTTCTGAGTGTTTTTTCTCGTACTCACGCAGGATTTTCCAGCCTTTTTTTGGGTCGTAGAAGTCTTTGGCAGGGACTACGCGGCTGAACTTGGTAGGTTTTGAGACCATGAACCCCTTATCGGGAAGGGAGCCATCGGTCATCTTGATGGATAACCCCTCCCAATCTCTAGTGAACTGTTGGATTTTGGCGGCGGTCTCTTGGGACAACCCGTCCTCGGCTGATTCACCCCTAGCCCAGTTGCCATGCTCAGACTGGTCATGGTCTCCATGCTTGCTTACATTCAGTTTATTCAAAAATTCAAAAGGGTCTTGTTCTTCAATAACCGTAAAATAATAAAAATCAACTTTTTGAATAGGTGTAAGAGTGCGAATTTTTTTAGAAAGTTCTCGAGATTCTTCTGCGCTGATTGCTCTCATTTGTCCGCCTCTTGTACAGCCAGCATCGACCTATCCCATATTACAAAAACAGGAGCAATTCTTGTAAAATCTCTTCTTCCCCCATCTGTAATAACTCTCATATTTCGTAAATGTTCTGCTCCTCTGTGTCCTTGCGATGCCGCTAAAACTCCTAAATCATCAGCACCCCAAAATGGTTGTTTACCCGAGCGAACCATTTCTCTGTTTTCTTTCAAAATCTCATTGAATTCATTTGCGTCCATCGTACTGTTTGGTGGTATTGCTACCTTGAGAACAGTTCCTTGCTTGCCTGTTCTCCAATCATCGGCATAACTTCGAGCAACTTCATAATCTGTTGTGAGATAAATTCCATCGCCATCTACTCCTGAACCAGCATGATAGTTACCTGTTCTGAATTCTTCTGCTAATTGTTCAGAAGTATAATTTATATTGCCGTCGCCGCCATGACTGTAATCTTGAATTCCACGATAAGCAATAGTCCATCCTTCTGATTGTAATTTATCCATTTCATCAGCAGTAACTACTTTGGGTGGTTCAGCAAAACCCTGTTTCTCAGCAACAATCTCTAAAACATAATTTTCCCATGCTCTTTTTTCACTTCTACCTTTTTCTTCCCTTTTTTGAATTTCTTTGTATGCTTCAGAAGTTTTATAGGTATTTATATCTTTACCAAAATAAGACGACATCTCTTCTGTTTTATCAGGAGCCAATCGTTGCGCTTCTTCAGCAGTACCAGTAGCCCAAGAGCCATGCGTAGACTGGTCATGGTCGCCGTGCTTGATGACTGGTTTGAATCCGATAGGAAGCGCGATAGTGATACTCATGAGCGCCTCTCAGGTGGAATGATTACCATGGTACAGCGACAATGTGGATGTACTCTGCCTGGGGTTTCATCACCGTTTGAGAATGATTCATTCCAACCAACAATCTCGCCATCAAGTTCTAAACAATCAGGACAGGTGCGTTCATCTTGAGCAATGACCCACATCTTTTGAGCCTCAGCATCAACATAACCTTGTTCCGCCGCTTGCTTCCATCCTTCGTAGCGTCCCTCATTTTGAGCAATCTGAATCTCTGTGCGAGCAATCATGGTTGCTCTTTTACTCTTGAGAGAATCTGAATATCGTGATGCTCGTTCCATAGCGCGAGCGCGGGCAGTTTCTTCTTTCAACCCTGAGCGTACTAAGCGAGCAAACTCTTTTTTCTCAAAGTTTGTAACTGCTTTAGCCCATTGAGGATGAAGTCCAACTACATTCTTGATTCGACGGGCTGTGGCTCGATAATCTAATTGGTCATTGAAGGCTTCAATAATTGTTTGGCGAATTGCGTTGCGAGTCATTTCGTCAATCGCTGTCACTAACTCTCCAGCGCGTTGAGAAGCAAAAGCCAAAGAGTTTGGATTTGTTTTATTGAATGACATCGTGAATTCAATCTTGGGAGGTTTAGGTTGCGCCCACATTGGAATTTGAGTAAATGTCATGTTAGCCATTGGCTTCTTGTTTATTATTTGTACCTTAGTTGGTAAGAAGGCTGGCAAGGCTAATTTAGGAGCGATGCTTTGAATCTGTTTGACTGCTTCGCTTCCACCAATATCAATAGCAGATAAAAGCGCCTGTTCAATCTTTTTTTGATTCGCAATCGTAATTGTGTTGAGAAGTCGATTCAAAGTTTCAGGGTCTATACGCCGAACTAAACGCTCTAAATCTTTTATACTGATTTTGTCTGTTGCTCGCTGAATGGCATCAAATAGCGTTCTTGCTAAAAGTTGTTCTTCAGCGGTTAGAGGAATACGGCGAGGTCGCTCCGCTTTCGCAAAGTGAATCATCTCTAACCAACTTCAGGAGTTTTCGGAGTCAATTCCTCGGGTGTCGGTGGAGCAACTGGCAATTCTTCTTCACCTGTTGTCGCTGGTTCGGCTGGAGGCATGGCGCCTTCAGGCATTGGTGGCATACCAAAATTTTGTCCATCATGTTCAGCAGGTGGCAGACCAGCAAGGTCGCGCAGATACTCTTCCAACTTAGGGTCAGGAACAATCGCGCCAGTTTGTACTAAGCCTCCGACAAATCCAGCAATCTCGTTCAAATCGACATGGCTTACTTCACCATAGGTCAGATAAGGAGCGCGAGAAATATCCATGCCATTGAGTTTGAGTAGGCGTGGGATAGCGTGTTGATTCATAACCTCAGCGATATTTTTAGCGATTGAATCAACTGCCATAGACCATAAATCCATCTTGGAAGTACCAAGGGCATAAGAGCCAACGCGGTCAGAACCGAGAAGAATAAAATCAGAAAGAATAGACATAGCAATTCTTTGGTCATAACGCTGGATAATTTTGTCTGTATCGAATTGGCGAGAACCACCTGAAGATAAAAGAACTAAATCAAAAACTTTGTGTCCTTGGTCGTCATACATTGATGGCATGACGATGCCTTCTTGTTCATTACGCTTGATTGAAGTAACAATATCTTTCATGGTGCTAAGAACTGAAGCCTGTTCAGCCGTTGCGTTGGATGATAAAAATTCAGGTGGAACATAAGCGACGGGTAAACCTGCTAAGTCGCGCTCAATTCCGATGGCTTCGATTTCCTCAATACGGCGCTTGAAATACCAAGAGCGATATGCGTTACGAAGGATTGAACGACCTTCAGGGTTATTCTTTTGGCTTGATGTACGAAATAGAAGAGCCTTCTCGATTGGAATATGATGAATACCGCCTGAAGATGGGTCTACCTGAATCATTCCTTGGATTCCGCCATCTTCATCCATCATCCAGCGGAATAAAGTCTCCTGAGCGCGGATTGGCATTTTGCGCCATCCAATTCGACCATCATTGAATTTTGATTTATGGCGTGGGTCTTTATTATCACCATTGCGAACTTTGTAAACAATTTCATGATATGAATAACCAAAGACAAGCATTGAGAGCATCTGAGAAATAGTTGAATCCCAAGATTCACTCATATCGTTCAAACAAGATTCAACGAACGCCGCGACTTCTTTATCTTCAGGAGTGATGTCTCCATCGTGTGAATTATCTGAATATGGGTCAATTCGCCATTCAAGACGGGTAATAACTTTTTCGATTGCGAATAACATCGAGCCGATGGTGGGGTCATTATCCGCCATCTCTCGGTAAATTTTGGCACCGCGTTGTCCGCGGAGATTGGTGAGAAATTCTTCGTAAACGGTACCGCCCGAGCGACGCAGACCAGTAGAGCCGAACTCCGACAAATCAGGCATTGTATTTTCAGCCATCTAACCCTCTACTCTTTGGTTGCTAATCCTACGACGATTGCTATTGCCTGTTCTTGATTGAACCCTGCTTTTACCAACTCCGAAAATAATTCGTGGGTCTGAATAGCAAAAGCCCCGAGAACAGACACGACTCCCTCACGATTGGGCGAAAGGTTGTCATACACCTCACGATTATAGCGTTAGGTGAATTTTGCCTTTATTCTCCGTCTAAAATCAATTCGAAAGAATTGACTCGCTTAGTTGTAATTCCAAGAGCAGATTCTAAAGCCAAGTCCCTATCTCCAACTTGAGCGAAAAGGCGATTCTCTAACTCTCCGCCAATCGCATCGTAGCGACGGAAAAAAATGTTGTATGGCAAAGCATCTTGCTGGATGTTTAGTTCAATTTCGACATACTCTTTCGGAGCAATCTCTTTTGAAACAAACGGCTTACCGTTGGAATCAACGACAACTTTTGAGCCAACTAATTCTTTTGTGAAGAAATCAGTCCAAGCCATTTTCAACTCCTTTCGAGAGTTTTTCAACCCCAATAATACCCTATAAGGGTTAGAAAGGAAACGCTTCAGGAACCTCGGGTTCCTTCTTCCAAGTTGGAGCGCTCCATGGGTCTATCTCCATATCACCCTCAGCATTACGGCGGACATCAACCACATTGACTATATGGCGCTTCAAATCAACGCCAACATTGAAAGCGGTCACGGTCATGCGACCCTTTTTCTCTCCCGTGTTTTTATCGTCCCAAGATTCCCAAACTGCGGTGCCTTGGATGATTACGCCCATTCCCTTTTTTAGAGAATCGCAAACATTCTCCGCGAGTTTATTCCAGCACTTGATTGACCAAGGTGTGACATCTGTATTTTCCCAAGTCCCATCAGGTTTCTTTTGTGATTTAGAAGAAATGATTGTAAAAGTTGCCATTGCTTTACCGTTAGGAGTAAAGCGCAACTCAGGGTCATTGGCTAAGTTTCCTGCTATTGATATTGCTGTCATGCTATGTACCTCTCGTTAGTTATTGGTTTGGCGATTATGTTTAGTTTTTTTCTTAGATTGTCGCGTTCACTTGTAGATGTTCCACCCCAAATACCGACTACTCTGTAATGTAACGCATAGGTCAGACATTCTGTTTTCCAAAAGCATCCATTACAAATCTTCTTGGCTTGTTTGTTCTCCTCCGTTATCCCCTGACTGTCGGGAAAGAAAAATTCCGTCTCGATTCCCGAGCAACTCGCTCCCTCGAAATTCCATGGCATCAAAATCTTCATCAGGTTCCTCTCCAACAATTAGACGATTAGGGGAAGAGGCATCTAACTTAGCGACTACGCGCCCATTACGCCATACTTTTCCGCCAACAATTCCGTCATAAGCATTGGACTTAGGCTGTACTAGAGATTCACACTTTTCCCAAAAGGGACACCTCGCACAATAATTCAATGCGGGTTGCGCTAAATCAAGATTGAATTGGTCGAAGAGCCAAGGGTCAGCATCTCGACATGGCGCTAACGCAGTAAATGAACCCATGTTGAAATTTTATCGCTTTATTTCTCAGAATCTTTGATTGTGTCTTTGCGTGTCGCCCAATCTCCATAGCGTTCACGAATCAATTTATCTAATAAATCTTTTCTCTCTTGTTCATTCATTGGTCGGTTTGTCTCTGAGTCCGACATCATCGTTATCCTCCCAAGTTCTAATCGCATGATGAACTAATCCAATATGACGCCAATCGGGATTTTGGTCATCAGCAAGAGTTAGCGTCCAGTAATCCTT